CTGCTTCTTCAGGAACAGCTGTAACGTCTGTTGACACCGGCACCGGTTTAACTGGAGGCCCTGTTACAACAACAGGCACGATTTCCCTTGCTGACACAGCTGTTACGCCTGATAGTTACACAAACGCAAATATTACGGTTGATGCCCAGGGCCGTATCACTGCTGCTTCAAACGGGAACTTCGTTCTCACTGCTCCTGACACTGGCAAGTGGCTCGTCGTCGTAGACAATTTGGGCGTTCTCAGTACAATTCCCTATCCCTAAATGGAAATTAGAATGACTGACCGTATCTACTACACTTACGCCTACCTTCGGACCGATGGGACGCCTTATTACATCGGGCGAGGCAAAGGAAATAGAGCTTTTGATATTACCCACAGAGTGAAAGTTCCTCCAAAGGAAAGAATACTGTTTCTAAAGAAAAATTTAACTTATTCAGGGGCGACTGCTCATGAGGTTTATATGATCGCGGTCCTTGGAAGGAAAGATCTCGGGTCCGGTATACTCCGAAACTTGACTAATGGGGGAGAGGGTCGACCTGGGCCAAAATCGCGTGAGGAGTGCATGAAAATAAGTAAATCGCTATCCGGTAGAAGACTTACAACAGAGCATGCCGAAAAATTGAGAAAAGCGAGATTAGGGAAACCTCACTCCCCTGAAACAAAAAAGATGATGTCAGAACAAAAAATAGGAAACACCCATGCTTCTGGTGGTAAGGGCTCTAAGTGGTGGAACAATGGAGTAAGGCAAACAAAAAGTAAAAAAAGTCCCGGCGAAGGGTGGTTTTTGGGAAAACTCTACGGGGCAGGGTTCAAGGGTAAAACGCATTCCGAAGAAAAGTGCCACGAATTTAGCGAAGATCGTAAAAATCGTCGACACTGGGTTAATAAAGAGAACGAAACTAAATTTCAAAAAGTTTGCCCCGGTGAGGGTTGGATTCCCGGTCGTAAGTGGAGGGAGGTCTGATTTGGAGTTGACAACAATATCTCGTATCGAGCAGTTCATTGTAGACGCCCTCGTCGCTTCACCCCTGATTCCGATCGGGGTGAATGTTCTTCGCTTGGCCGACGCAGTTGAGAACGAAGGGGTTGTCCAACAGACAAATAACATCGTTGTTCGTTACACCGGCTCAACCAACACGGTCAAGAATCGAATTCCTATGGTTTTCGAGAGAAACATGAGTTTCGAGTTGAACTTCTCGTGTCAAAATTACCTGACTTCATCGGGTCATGACTTTGCCACGCAGCTGCTCTGTGGTGCTTTTAGCACAATCAACGGCAGTGTTCCATCCGGCGCTTCAATTCAAGTTATCGAACCGTTCACGTGTCAGACCGAGTCGTTTACTGGTTTGAGTCCGGAATCGCAATACACCTACAGTCAAACCTACGTCTTAACTGCTGAGGAAACCCTTCCTTACATTGCTCTTGACCCCTGCGTTCAGCGCGGAGACTGTAGTAAAATCTTCCCTGGTCCTAACGTGGAAACACGCCTTCCGTTGGCGGGTGTTGTTGACACCGCAAGCGGAGAGATTTACGTCCCTTGGTATACCGGTGACAAAACTCCGCTGGAGGATTACTCAGCCCCCTACGGGGTTCGTTGGAGCAACCCTGCAACGCAGTCGGGGGATTGGGTGTTCATTTGCGATCCTGACACGGTCTTTCTTCCAGATCCGTTGAACCAACCGATATATCTTCTGAGTAATAATAGCTATACTGAGGATGGTAGACTTGTCGTGACCGTCTGGGACGCAGAAACTTCCGAGCCGCTTGAAGAAGTCTTTTACTCGCCGACGGGTAAATTCTTGGCGCGGTACGCTGTTGAACTCTGGAATGACGTCGCAGGAAAAGCCGACCCGATTACATCTCGTGCGTCGAAATACGCTGAGTGGTTCACCGGGTTCAACGAGGGTGAGTTTGCGGTCGTGACTGGCGGATACGCTTTCTTGAACGTCGATCCATTGAATCCGGAAGCCAAACAACTTTACTTAGATGGCGGCTCACTCATTGGTATCAATCCGGAGACTTTCATTCAAACGCCGAAGGGAAGATTCTACTTCGTAGCAAAATCCCCGCAAGGGCGAGGATGGATTCAAGAGGATTCTTTTGAGTTCGCGACTCTCAACTCTCTCTGGAAACTCGGTTGTTTGCCTTGCGTCGGAAATCCAGGCCCTGTTGCCCCTTGCTAATGAACTCATCTCAAGAACTCTGGCAAAACTACCATCTCGCGGTTCAGCGAGGTGATATGGAAGCTGCTAAGAAAATCCTGAAGCAAATCACGAGCTACAAGGGTAATCCGCCTCCGCCCTCTGGCGGCTGTGCAAAATGTAGAAAGAGGTTTCACTAATGGCTAAATCACGCGACGACATTATCAAACAGAAAGAACTTCTGGCACAAGACACCCTTCTTGTGGCGAAAGATGCCCTTGACCAGCTGGCGAATCAGATGGAAGAGTGCTCAACACGCGATCTTGTTTCTATCTTTAACAGTGCGATCAAAGCACACCGGGAAATCACCTCGGATATCGTGGCTTTGACGCAAATCGAATCGAAAAACGACCAGGATCTTGCTCCGATGTATGACGGGAAAGTTGGCGAGCTTCTGAAAAAACTTACAGGGGACTGAAATGCGTCCCATACTTACCAAAGCAAGCCAGCTCGAAGAACACAGTTCGTGGAGGAAATACCTGCGAGGTATTCGAGAGTTACAGCTTCTGGAAGCGCCACGGTCGGTCATTAACGACTTTAAACATAAGGCAGCTCGCGATTGTTTTCTCGCCTTCTGCGACATTATGAAATATGGCGACTTGCAGGTGGCGCCGTTTCACGAACTAATTGGCTCAGCATTCGAGGATCTTGCGACTCGGCGGTACAAGCGGTTAATCGTTTCTTGTCCACCCCGGTCCGGAAAGTCGATGCTTGCAACAATGTTTTTGGCGTGGCTTCTTGGCCGCGACCAAAGAACTCAGCATGTGATTGCCTCATATGGTGCTTCTCTGTCGTTCAAATTTCACAGAGAAACCGTTCATATGATGAAATCGAAAGAGTTCAAACGTGTGTTTCCTGAATGGCTTGGTTTCTCTCCTGATTCCAAGTATAACATGGTTGGCGGCGGATACATTCTGGCAACTTCGGTTGGCGGGGTATTGACCGGTTTCACAGCTGGGACGTCTGATATGGACAGCCCCGGAGTTGGCGCCATGGTAGTTGACGACCCGCTGAAATCGTCGGACTCGAAACAAGCACTCGATAACTTAGAATCTTGGTGGTCAGAGCAGGCGAGTACACGAAGAACAAACCATTATTGCCAGATGATCATTGCAACACGTTTTCACGAGAAAGATTTGCACGGTGTGTTGATGGATGGCGACGGTCTTTATGACGAAGAAGAAAATCCGTTTGGCTGGCGTTGGATAAACATTGCTGGACTTTGCGAAGATCCCCGGACGGACCCCCTTGAACGGCAAATTGGAGAATCGCATTGGGAAGATAACCCGACATTTTCGGTTCCGATGCTGGAATCGCAGAAGAAAATTATGGGCAGCTTCAAATTCGCTGCGCTTTATCAAGGAGTCCCGGTTGCTGCCGAAGGGCAGATTGTTAAGAACAGTTGGATCGAAGTCATCGAGGAGGAAGATTGTCCCGAACTTGATGTTGTTTGGTTGGCCGCTGATTGTGCCTTTTCCGAGAGGCAGATGGCTGACGAAACGGCAATCTGTGTCGCAGGTATTCATATGCGCGACCCCACAACGATTTACATTCGCGAGATTGTGAAGGGGCGGTGGGGTTTCCCCGACCTTGTTGAGGCAGTCAAACACAATTACGCTTTCTACAAGGCGAAAGTTTTGTGCATCGAAAAAGCTGCGTCGGGGCACTCGCTGATTCAAGTGCTTCGAAAAGAGGCGAAAGTTCCCATCGAGGAGATGCGACCTCTGAAATCAAAAACTACGCGATTACAAGCAGTTTGTCCTTTACTCGAGAACAGCAGAGTTAAACTGGTTAGGGGGCATTGGACTGATGCCTTCATTAAAGAACTGACCGCGTTTCCTTTCGTCCGTCACGACGACAGCACCGACGCTTTTGCCTGGGCGCTCACTTACTATGCAATGAAGATGGACGTTGTAGATCGTGGACTTCAAGAAGCAATTATTCAGAACAAACGATTCAAAGGTGAGCTCCTTCGTGAAGGGCTCAATGATCAGTCACTCTTTGGCGAGATTCGCAAGGGACGGCAAAAGTTGTTCTCAGGGGATACAGCAATTAACGACCCGGACTATAGCGCTGTGACGCAAGACGCAGACCCTCGTTCACCTTTTGTGAGCGGGAGAAGTCGAGGGCGCAGGGGAATCGGCTGGGATACATACATCTAACTAGCGATTTGTAACCGCTCAAAAAGTTGCTGTCCTTAAGACAGATTACCATGGCTTTACATCCAACTGACTTTAATAGTGAAATTATGCGTGCCGAACATGGCACTGTTGTATTGGCTACTTCGCCAATAGCTGACAAGTATTTGAAAAAGGCCCAAGACAACCAATGCAAGGCGGCTGAAGGACGAAAAAGAGATCCCGTCGGCGTGTATGGATTCACGGACGATTTCGTGGAGTGGTGGACATTGTAGGGTAAAAGCTCAATGACCTGAGCAGCCCTCCAATGTCTCAGAGAGTTTCTTACAATCAAGGGGGTGATAAGAATGACGTAGTTCTTCTAAGCAGCAAAGCGTACGACCTACCCACCGACTGTATCACCCCTTTAACAATGTTAGACTCAAAGACGAAGCGCAAATCTCGCCGTGCTGAAAATGCCCAGATGTTAGAGCATTCCTACTCGAAAGGAATGGATGTGATGCCCCCGAAGTTTTTAACTTGGCGGCAAGAAGATCTGTGGAACACTCTGAAGAAAAACACGGTAACTCTTGCACATGGCTGTGCAGGAACGGGCAAGACCCTTATTGCGCTGCATTACGGACTGTTTGGTGTCGCCTCTGGCGATTTCGAGAAGGTTTATTACGTCCGCAGTGATGTTGGAGTCGAGTTCCAGCGTGGGCGAGGAGCATTACCTGGTGACCTGTCTGAGAAGATTGCGCCTCTAGTCGCCCCGGTTTTCGACAACTTACCGTGCATCATGAAATCTCAGGGTGCAAGCGAATACTTGTTTAACAAGAAAATTATCGAGCCTGTTCTTCTGGAAGACATTCGGGGGCGCTCGCTCAACGAGGCTTTCATCATTGTTGATGAGGCTCAGAATTTCCTCCCTTCCCACATTAAAACCTGTCTTTCTCGCGTTTCCAAAGATTCTAAGATCTGCTTAATCGGGGACACAAAACAGACCGATCTAGAAGTTTTTCGCAGAGAAAACGGACTGGTGGACGCAATTCATCGTCTGAGCAACCTTTCCGATGTTGGAATTGTCGAATTCCATAAAGCGGATATTGTTAGAAACACCATTATCGCGCATATTTTAGATAGATATGACGACTAACCGACCCAAGTTTATTTAGACACTTGGGAGGGTAAAATACAAAAAACGCTCTCCCTTTAATGTATCTACTTGAGTTCCTTAAAAAGCCGCTAACGGAAAGGCAATCTCATATAGAACTCTCAGACCCTTGTGTGTTACACCCGGTAAAAGAAAGAGTGTTAAAAATGAGCCCTCTAAGGCAACAACACTTTGATTCAAACGGTATAACATTAGAGAGTGATTTAGGTAATTTGTCAAGTCATTGTCATGTTTGTCACCTTTGCCTCAATTCAGAGTGCCGTAATTACTACCACACTTACTTAGGAACTCCCTCTGAAAATTTCAGTGACAGGATACTAGAAGGGTCCTACCGAGGGGTAGGAGAGTTTTACAATAATGGCTATTTTGAGATAAAAATAACAAGTGTAGACGAAGTCCCTAAGGGTTATGTCAAAGGGAGGTTGCCGTTAACAAACAAAAAAGTGTCGAAAAAACGAAAACAAAATGAGATAAAAAATGCTACAAATGGAAATGTAAACATTCAAGTAAGAACCGCATTGGGAGAAACTTTGCCTGAGGGTTTTTACTGGGGCTATACGGTGACAAGAACTGAGAAGACATGCCCCCATTGCGGCAAGACGGGAAAAGGGCCTAACATGACTCGTTACCATTTCAGTAACTGTAAAGACCGGGTAAAATTTGACATTAGTGACAACCGCTACGAAGACTAATTACAATGAGAAGTAAGTATCGCTGGTTTGACTTTGCAGACTCTCGCAATCTGCAAGGGGAAGACGCAACTGTGGAGCGTCTTGGGCAAAAACAAGGAATCACAGGAGCATCTTCACCTTTGCCTGGCAAACCAGCGGCTTCCCCTTCCCCAAGTAAGTCGAAAACTTCATCGAAAGTTATGGGTGAAAGCAGAGCGCACACTGCAGGCGAAATAGAAGCTGCTGACCGAAATGCGGTTGGCGGTAAACGAGATAAATGTAAAAAAGGAAAAAGTTGCAGCGCAACTTGCATCTATTACATGGATGACTGTATTGTAGATTTAGACGCAGCTGTTGGGGTGCAAGTTTCACGTGTTAGGGACATGCTGCAGGAACAAGTTAAACGCGGGGCAATCACTGAGGAGGAAGCATCTACTGTTTTCCAGAAGCACTTAGGGGTTCAGGATATCACGAAGTTCGGTAACAAGTCTGAGCTACTTCACAAAAATGAAAAAGGCGATATTGTCTTGAACCCGGATTTCGCGAAAAAACTTCCAGACCTAAAAAAGAATGTAAAGGAATTTGACGCTCAGGTAGACAATATCAGAAAAACGAAGGGAGACAAACGTGTTCAGGAAATTATGGACATAGTTATTCCGACTCTTGTTCCCGCCGCTAGGGAGAAAATCTCAATGACTCCCCCAGAGGCTTTGGAATACATCCAGGCAAACAAACACAAATTTGAAAAACTAAACAGCATCTACGATGAGTTAAGAGCTTTGCACAAAGAAGGTAAATTAACTCCCGAAGTCGCCAATGAGCGGCTCAAAGAGGCTAACGCACTTCTTAAACCTCAATTAGGGAAATTTGACTTAGACGACCAAAAATTGGCAGCTGCTCTACTCACACCATTGGAACGAAGCTATTTCTCTAAGGCCGGTGCTTTGACAGAAGGTGGTGGCTTGTTCCGAGCAGGTGATGAAGTACCTCGTGCTCACGGGGATTTGTCTAAAGCATCAGCGGAAGAACAAAGAGCCAGGGTGTTAATGGGAGCTAAAATCATCCTCGAAAGCAACGGAAAAAACACTTACACTGGTCAACCATTACGTGTTTTGGAGTCTGACTGGGAGCACATGGTCCCGTTTGAAGCAATCGGAAAAAATGCAGAGGTGTTCAACAATATTGGTTTAGTGACTAGTCGAGAAAATGGTGGAAAATCCGATAAAGCGCCCTCTTGGCTTTACGACACAGGTCCTAACGGTTTTATGAAAGGGATGAAATTTGATTCCGAGGGGAAACTAACCCCCGAAAGTAGGGCCGAATGGCTGAAGCGGGAAGAAAAGAAATTGTTAGTTAAAGACTTGAAAGAAAAAGGTTTCAAAGTTTCTTACGATTTAGAGGGGAAGGAAAGGGCAGAGGCAGTGAAAGCCGTTTTAGCCACAGTCGCTGCCTCAAAATTGAGTTCGGACGAAAAACTTCAAGTAATGAACAAAATCTCTCTTGGTTTCTTACTCAACACGGATAAAACTTTTGCGGAAACCGCCGGAGGAGGTGTTCAGACGCACGGGAGAGCTGACAAAAGATGGTACTATTTTGGAAAAGAAAACGCTGATTTTACCAGGTACATCTCTAATCGCCTTCTTTACGAAGAGGAGAGAGGAAACACACAAGCCATTTCTAAGATTGGAGAAATCATGAGATCAACTATCGGTAATCGACTAAATTCCGAGATGCTCTCACAAATTGGCGCCAATTTCAAATTCAAAGGTAAAAATGTTGTGAAACTTGGGGATGAGGTAACCGCGGAAGCCACACGAATTCTGGGGGATTTATCCAAAGAAACCGTCAAACAGATTGAAGCAGAGTTTGGGCCAATGTCCTAATACTCTGAATTTGCAACCCAGGGTAAAATTATTCATCAGTTTCGATACTAAGATGAACGGTCACTTCTCGGAAGAAGCTCTTCTCAGCTTCGCTCAACTCGCAGCCCAGACACAATCTGCCGACTTCGCTGAAGGAGACACGTACGATTTCACCCGTTGTGTGCGGCCAAACGGTAGCGCGTACGGAACTCAAGGTAGGTGTAAAAGCGGAACAGAGTCTCCCGCTGTCGAAAAAACTCCCCCAGCACGTTCAGGTGGTTCCACAACTTTCCCTGAAGCGAAGGCGCGAGAAATTGCATCGGCCCTCGCGAAGAAGCACAGAGACGGAAATTTTCAAGTGGAAAAAACAGAGGGTGGTTTCAAAGTCTCACATCCTTATTACGTGGATAGTCAAGTCAATAGGGAAGTGAAAAAATACCTGCAGAAAACACCGGCTGCAGGTCAACCAAAACCCAAAAACCCAGTGCTCTCAGAGGAAAGAGCCAAACAGATTGCATCGGCCCTCGCAAAGAAACACAGAGACAATAATTTTCGAGTGGAAAAAACAAAGGATGGTTTCAAAGTCACACATGCTTATTACGTGGATAGTCAAGTCAATAGGGAAGTGAAAAAATACCTATAGCGATGCGCAAAGACACTCGATTTAATCGCCCCGAGCGGCAAGAAATTGAAACCAAACTGAAGCCTGGAACGTTGGCCGATGCGCAAGCACTCGGGGTGTGGAACATGATGCTGCAAGCTGACGACCCGTCGGAAGTTTGCCGTTGGTACCGTACCTATCGTGACAGCAATCATTGCACCCTTCCACGCGAGCAGCTGCGAAATATGCGCGATACGATGATTCAATCGATGCGCGAGAGTAATCGCCAAGACCCGAATCCCCGCAAAGAAAAGCAAAAGGGTGTTCACTACGATGCGCACAACGACGGTCGCATTCGCCCAAGATCCGGAGCCTGACATGAACGC